GATAGAAAACCCACCCCCTTTATATCACACCCCCTATAAACTTGAACAAAAATTTAAAACAAAAAAAGCACAACAAAGCTACAAAGTTTATTTTGTAACGATTGCTATGCTATACTATACTATCATACTATATACACTAGTACTATACTACTACTATACTATTCTTCTTTATCTCCTCCCCCTATTTCTTCTTTCTTATTAGTTAAGAACTTATACAAGTGACTGACTACTACTGCTAAGTATACAGTTCCAATCAATGATATTAGTTCATCACTAATCATACCTTTAAACACAGTCATACCTGATACATAAACAGACAATACAATTAACTCTACTGCTATTCTTTTTCTAACACTAGGTTTTAGAGTACCTGTATCTATAAACTCTAGTGCTAAACTAAGTAACTGCATAAATACAACTAAGCCAATCGCTTTTAACGTTTCAATCATCATCTTTCTTTCTCCTTTATTATTAATTTTCTAATTGGTATGTTTGTAGTTCTCCAGTATATACAAAACCACCGTAAGCATTCCACGCATTTGTTTGTAGGTTGTTATACATGTTGGAATGTACTTTTCTATTCTGACTTCTGCTATAATCTCCGTCAGGTTGTTCAAACACTTGTAAGTGTAGACCTTTAGCTTTACATTCTAATAAGTAATTACCTCCTCTTTCTGTTGTAGGGTTCATTAGTATACTATTATCAAAAGTACAATTGCTAGGTACTTTAATATAATATTCTTTAACTGGGTTTAATATTTGAGCAAAGTTTTCAACCTCACATCTAATTGTATAACTCTGTTCAACAGGGTTAAAATCAACAGTTTCAAAACCTGAATGGATATTGACTTTATAAGCACAACAAAAGTCAAACTCTTCGCTGTAATAAAAGCCAAAGTTAGGATAAATTTCTCTGTGTCCTTTGTCCATTTGGTACTGTATATACTTGTATCTGTCTGCTTCTGACAATTGGAACGATTTAGGTCCTTCGCCCTCTGTGATTTGGATATTCTTTACATGCCATTCACTATTAGCGTTCATTCTAAAGCGAAATGTTTTAGATGTTGGAAACGTTGAAGCAGTAGTGAAAGAAATATAATGCAATTCCCAACCGTCTGTGACTGCTTTATCACTCCAGTTATAAAACAAGTCTGCACCAAGTCTTAAACCTGTTTGTCCGTCAACTGTGACATTTTTAGCGTCATCAACTAAGGAACTACCACTAGCACCGAAATAAGTAAGCATATCGCCTTTTATTTTTCTAGCGTTGAATTGCCAAGTGTATCTTGTGTTTGGTTTCAGTTCTACTTCTCTTTCAAACTGATTTGAAGCAACGTCAGCTATACCTGTATTGTTTGCAAACTTGAAATAAGTCATTTGAGGGTATAAATCATTTTTACGTTCTATAGTACTTTGACCACCAAAAGCATAAAAAGCCCAAGTTTTATACCAGTTATCGTTATACACCTCACTAGGTAAAATCTCTCCACCTCTAAACAAGTTATTTACACCGTTATTTGGTGGTGTTGGAACTATAATCTGTTCCTTGAACATGTTCCAGTAGTTTTTCTTGTCTACTTGTATTTCTAACTTATGGCGACCTACTCCGATTAAGTCTAAAGGGTTTAATACATCTACCTTTCTTCCGTTCAAATAACTATCCATTTTTTAGCCCTCTCAAACCGTAACCGCTGATAATAAAGTCATCTGAACCGATGTCTAAAGAATACTGCGGTTGTCTATAATTATAATTTGCGTTAGGTTGTGAATTTAACCAACCTGTGAAGTTTTTGTCTTTTGTACATTTAGCTAAAACACCATTCAAAACGGTTGTAATCGTCTTAGCTTTGGTATTTACTACCATTTCAGTTTTTGTAATGTTCCACTTGTCCCCTTGTGTTTCTCTCCAAGTGTAAGAACTAGGGTTTGTGCTGTCTTCTAGCGTTGTATCTGTATATTGTCCGATATGGCTAGGACGGTCTGATTTTGTTGTAGGATAAAAAGTTGAAAAACCGCTCACTAACTCTACTTTTTTCCATACCCCAGGAGCAGGGTCATTTCCAAAAAGTTCAAAACCAGCTGTATAAGTTCCTGCTTGAAGCACTTTGTACACCCAATGACCGTCTATACCATACCTTACAAGAGATGTTTTGGACAACATGAATGTATCCCAATCATTACACAAAAATGAAAATTCACTTACCAACTCGGCTCTTTTATACGTTCCGCTAGCAGGGTCACTTCCAAAAGTGTTAAAACTTGCCGTGTAAGTTCCTGCCTGAAATTCTTTGTATGTCCAACGATTATCCGCACCATATCTAACAAGAGATGTTTTGGATAATGTAAATTCGTTCCAATCATTGCAAAGAAATTTAATGTTTGCCCATGCTGTATGCTTATATTTTCCGTCAGGTTGCAACTTTCCTTGCGTTCCGTCAAAACTATCAGGACGACTAATAGAAACGTTACATAACCATTTTACACGGTATATCTTCATTTCTACATCAATATACCCTTGAGCGTACACATCGCCCTCTTTGTAGCTCTGTAAGGGGTCAGCATAATAAAATAAACAGAAGTCCATTGCTTCGTCATAATATACACCGTTATAAGTGTATTTGTTACTGAAAAATTCAATATATTGCTTTTTATTCATAGCCACACTTATCGTGTCCTTACTAGGGTTAATAAGCTCAATAGGGTTATGAATTAGCAACTCTTCAAAGTTTAACCATGAAAACATTTTATTCATATATCCTTTCTAATTTACATAGTCCTGTCATAAAGTCCATTTCATAAGGAACGCAAGGACCGTAAGACTGATTTTGTGGGTTTTCGTCTTTAATTCCCCACCATTGGTAACGTGTGTTGTACAAGTTCGTGAACATTTGAGGGTTATACTTAATTTCATCATACTGCACTTTAGGAGTGAACTCGTCATAGTCTAACCAGTTAGGGCGAATGTTTTGAAGCATTTCAGCGTTAGTTTTGTCTGTGAAAACTATATGCCCATTCATAGCACCGTCTTTTGGTACAATGGTCCAAGCCTTTAATAGTGCCGTGTCTGAATCTGGTATGGTGTATTCTACCGAACGTTCCCATGCTGATTTGGTAGGGTTGTACTTATAAAGCCACGCTCTTTTTTGTTTGTCATTGATGAATAGAACACGGTCTGGTATTGCCTTAGTACGCTTGTTGTTATAACCTCTGAACCAGTCCTCACTCATGTGGTCTGTTGCTAGGTATTTTTGGAACAGAGAAACATTCCAACCGATTGAAATACCCTTGATTTTAGTCAAGTTCGTTTCTGTGTCTACCATTCTAACCCTCCAAGGTCGCATGATTAGTCCGTTTGGTAGTCCGTATGTAGTCATCCAGTCATTCATACCGCTATAATTTGGCTCTCCGAATACTTGCGGTGGTGTTATACCAACCCTTGAACGCATGACATTAACTTCTTTGCCTGAATCTTCATTCACGTAATAAGAACCTAAAGAGTAGCCAACGTTTAAAATTGCTGAACGTGGTATTTCATCAACTCTATAACCTTGGCTTGCTTGTTTATAGTGGTAACCCTCTATACATACGTTCGCCATTTCTCCTGCTACTGGGTCAATTGCTGTGTTTTGGTCTACTACGTACAACGGTTCTTGTATTGTTGCCCAATCGTTCCCTACTCCGTCAAATGCTTGTCTTTCATCTTGAAACTGTTCAGGATATAAAGTGTTCCCTGTCATATCAAACACGCTCTTAGAACCGTTTAAAACGTGAAAATTAACTGTTCTACCGCTTGCGTTGGTATATATATCTGAATCAATTCCAATTAATACACGTTGGCGCAATGGATAACAATAGCACCAGACTGCGTTCTGTTTTGTATCTCCTCCGAATAGTTCATAATTTTCATCGTTCAACTGTCCGCCCCAAATGTAATCTTTAAAATCGTTACTATCTGAATCAGAATAGCCTGTATATACTGGGCGAGAGTCTGCCATATCTTGGTTTTTAAAATAGTTATATTCTTCTTCTGTTGTAACGTAGGGTGTTACCTTGTCCATTTCAATCTTAGGGAAAAACAAGCCGATTTGTTCTTCTTGTCCTGTACTGTCAAGTTCAACAGTCAAACCTAAGTTTTTAGCCGTTTCCGTAGTTTGTAGCGTAACTAACTCACTAACAAAAACGTATTGCCACGGCTCAACTTTATAAGTACCCACAGAAGCCGAAGTATTACCGTATAATAGTTTTAAATTAAAGTCTAATGGTTTTCTACCAAAGTTAGCTAAACGCATTGATACACCCATTTTTTTGCCTTGTGTGAGGTTAGGCTTAACTGGTAATTTTTCCCAATGTGTCCAATAAGTCCACCCCCATGTTCCACTAGCGTTTTTAGGGTTGTAAAGTCTAATTCCTAAGCTATAAGGTCTATGCCAATCACTAGGGAACTGGCTAGTTCTGTCTACTTCGCTTAAAGCGTTCAGTTTAAAATAATGACTAGGGTCAAACTTGTCTGGGTCCTCTGATGTATCGCCTGTTAAAAATCTAAGGTTTGAACGTGTCAACAAGTTCCATTGTGGTAACTCTTTACAAAAGTCTAGCCCTGTTTTTTCATTCCAAGTATATGCCTTATTCAATTGCCAAGCCCTCCACTAAGTCAACTAGTTCCTTTTCTGTGCTTACTTCGTCCACTTTTTGTTGTTTGAGTTTGACATTTGCGTCAATATAAACGCCCTCAATCTCCATTAATTTCAACAATGCCGAACGGTCTGGCAGTTTATTGACTTCTGTAACTGTTCGCCCTATTTCTGTTTTCCGCCCGTTTGCGTTGTTTTTGTATTGGATAACTGTTTTTGTTTCTTTTCCTCCAAAAGCTAAGTTTTTTAACGCTTCTAGCATTTTTTTATTTTCTTCTTCTGTCATAGCCATTAAATGAAATAGTCCTCACTTTCTTCGCTTTCTAAGAACCACCACATCAAATTGATTAAAGCGTCAGCCAAATCAATCTTGTCTGTATAGCCCTTTTTAATAATACGCATAAGCCCAAAATCGTTTATTTTCGTTTCTGCGTTCATTAAATGTACCGCTAGTAACTTACTATCAAAATGTATTTTACCTTCCTCCATGAGCTTTTGAGTGGCTTCAAGAGTATTTGATAGCTTGAAACTGTTCTGCATTACTTTATTATAAAATTCAATGTCATAAGTTTGCTCAAATTTATCAATGAAATTCTTGGCATAGTTAGGGTCGTAATTCAACGCAATCGGAACACTACCATTCATAGCACTCATAAAGGCGTCCCATGCTTCTTCTGACATGTTATTTATGCCCTCGTGTGTTATTGTTTCCCCTAAGTGTTTAAATTTATCTTCTGCACTCTCTGGCATGATAGGGATAGCTTTGAAATAATAGTGTCCGTTTTCTCTGTAACCTATCACAGTACCCCAAACGTCGCCACGTACTGAAAAATCTGAACCAATAGCAACTAAACGACCCTCAAAGTCTAATGGCGGTACTAGACACTTATCTACAATTTGTTTTGTAAAGATTGTAGTGCTGTCAGTCATTGATAAATTAAAGCGTTTAGTGATAATTTTAGCCATTTTAACAGGGTTACCGATTGCCCCAATGAAGTCTTTTTGAATGTCCTCAAGTGTTAAAGTGTAACCTAAAGCGGGGTTTGCTTTGATGTATTTAGAACTGTCTTTTACCTCATCATAATCGTCTAAGGCATAATAGAAAACCCAATGACTGAAATCATCATCTTTTACCCATTCTTTCCAACTTTCTAGTTCATCATCATAAGCACCGCCACGAATAACGTTGTTTGTGGTTGAAATAAAAAGCGTACCCTTATTTTTTCTTAGCCCCTGTCTAATAGTGATAAGAGGGTTCTTTTTAAATGCACCAAATTCATCTATGATAACAAGTTGTTCACGTCCACCGTCTAGTGTATCCTCGTTACTAGCATAGATAGAAATCTCTGTGCCTTTACTTTTTAGAATTGAATTTTCTTTTACAAGTATCTGTTCTTTGTTTAGTTTGAACTGGTTTTTAAACTTATTGATGATAGTACCTTGACAGTTTCCCATAGCTCTAAAATGCTTCATCAAGATTTTTTCTGCTTGGTCTTTCTTAGTAGCCATTAAAGCAATGACACTATTAGGTTTAGGAAACAAAAAGAGTTCAATTAAGGCTATCATGACGTCGAGAATAGATTTAGCGTTTGAACGTCCTACAATAACAACACACTCATCAATCTGATAAGGTGTGCAATACATTAAAGTAAGCACCGCTTTATGATATGGTATGATTTTAAAACGTTCGTTATTAGGCAAAGTCATAAATTCCTCAATGAAATTAAATATTTTATCTGCCTTTTTGTAGTCTATTTCATGTTCGATTTTCGCCACTTTTTTCTTTAGTAGCTTAATCATTTCGCCATTATCTTTGTCTTGACCTATCCAGTCCTGAATTAAACTCATTTTTACATCTCCTTATATTAAGCCCTCCGCTATAATTCTAGCATAGTCAATTAAATCTCCACTTCGTTCCATTCCTTGGTGGCATTTATGGCAAAGAACTTCGGTAGGTACATTTATTACCTCTTTGTCAAAGTCATTTACCTCTAACATGCCATTGTTCCATTGTAATGGTATAACGTGGTGGCAAATTAAATGCTCTGTACTCCAACATTTTTGGCAATGACCTATCCTGTTCTTTTCTTCACGTGCCTTTTTTATCCACCTAGGGTTATTATATAATTTACTTTTAGTATAAATCAACGCTTGTTTAGTTTTACCCCATTTCTTTCTAGTTTGTTATAAATTTCGTTCGCAATTCTACGACCGTCCGCACTAGATTGTACATAAATTTTGATGTCTTGTTGTGAGTTGTCTTGTGTTCCAATGCTAGATGTTGCTGTTTTTCCTTTGGTTGCTCGTGTATAAGGTTGTACAGCGCCCACAGCTTTGTTGATTGCTTCTCTACCTCCTGCAAAGAATTGTAAGTCAAGTGGTAGCTGTCCACTTCTTGAACCTAGAATTTTTTGACCTAGCGAAGTAGGTTCTTTAATTCCAAGTGGGTCGATGTTACTTGTTAACCAATGAAAATCACTAAAGATATCGCCCCATGTACTGTTCTTTCTGAACCCTAATGCTTTACCAAGTAAACCAGTATTACCCCCAACGCTACGTGAAAGGTTCAAAGCACTTTGAACGGCACTATAAGCGTTATTAGCCCAGTTATATAAATCTTTTAATGAACTAATAGCTGAACCAACTTTACCTAAGAAACTACCGATAGAAGTATAATTGATTTTATTGAAAAAGTTGTTAACTGCTTGTTTTGCGTCATTAACTGCACCTTTCATTTCATCTTGTGAAACTTTACCGTCATGGTTTTTGTCAATGATTTGTGTTAATGCACCAACTGCTTTTCCTGCCATTTCGCCCAACTGGCTTCCGATAGTGCTTGCCATTGTTGTAGCGTTGTTCCCCAAGTTACCCATATCAACGCCTGTATCGCCTAAACCTTTACGGAAACCGTCCAAAGCACTTGTATTGAAACCGTTAGAAATCATCTCTCTAATTTGTCCCCAAGTACTAGGACCGCTTGACGCCAATTGCTCCCCTTTTTGTTGGAACAATTCAATGGCTCTATTCATAACTTCTGTGCTGAAAACTCCATCTTCCATTTTTTGCTTGAAGTTTTCCATAGTAACAGCTCCGTCACTTGTTGCACTCATGGCATTAACTAATGCACTTGTGAAGCCGTCACCAAATACGTTTGTAAAATCTTGTACACTCAATTGACCGTCTTTTAACATACGTTTTACGCCACCAGTAGAAACCTCAATACCTTTTAATGATGTTTGAGCTTTAGCCATTTTGGTTGCCCAATTATCGCCAAATGTATTTGCCAACAAGTCTGCTTCTACTTTACCTTTTTTTAAAGCGTCAGGCAATTGTTCAGCTGTCATTCCTACGTTTTGCATTTCGTTCGCTGCCTGAATAAGCATATCACGGAACTGTGCACCAAGTGCCGATTGCATCATTTGGTTGAAATCTTGAGCATGTAATGTCCCAGAACCCAACGCTTGAGCTAAACCATAAGTAAATTGCTTTTGTGTGTCCATTCCTAGACCTAGGCTATCTCCTACGGCATTAATGGCATTAACAGTCTTATAAGCTTCATCTCCGCTTACTTTCATGTAACTAGAGATAGTGGCCCCTAATTCATTCAAGTCATTCTTTTGTGACTTTAGGAGTGAACTACCTTTGTCAATGTGGCTGTTAAATTGTTCATAACCTTTAGAACCGTCTGAAAGAGTTGTGCTAAGTGTTTTCTGTGCCTGAACTTGCTTATCATACGTGTCCATTAAGTTGTTTGCAAAACCACCAACCAAATCAGTAGCCTTTGAAACTGCACCAGTAACTAGCCCAATTCCTGCATTAACTCCGCCTATAACGTTCCCAATTTTTGAGAAAGTTGAAAGCATGTTAGAACCGTAACTTTTGACACTATCAAACGCACCTGAAAAGCTGAACTTCTTGCTCGAACCAATCTTTGAAAGTTCTGTGCTTAATCTTGTCGCTTGTGTTTGTGCTTTAACTAGTTGACTTTCTAATGCCTGCACTTGTTTTTGCGTAGCACCTGACATCTTAGCATTTGCAAGTGCCTTTGTTAAATTATCAACGTTCTGTTTAGCAAGGTTTAAAGCTCTTTGAGTTTCTTTAATACCTTTGTCTTTCATAGTCACAGAACCTGTTATTTGAGCGTTCTTGTTCGTTTCTTTAGCTAGGCGACCGATATTATTAATTTCTCTTTGTGCTTCCCTAGCACTACTTAAAACCCCTTTAGTGTCTAACTCTGCCTGAATGACGTATTTTTCTTTAGCCATTGTTTGTTATACTCCTTAATTTACGTTTGATAGTTTTAGTTTTATCGTCCATTTCGTGAGTAGCTTTAACTAGTGTTTGTCCATATCTTTGGTGTAAGTGGCGGTCATGAAGCAAGACGTTGAGCATTCTCCAACTTTCTTCTTTGGCTTTAAAACCGTTAATAATACCAATGTTACCACTTTTAAGCGAACCATATGACCTAGTAACTTGTTTAGTGATTTTCTTGGTGTCAAATTTAGCACGATATCCTGAAAAGTCGCCACCTAATGAACTTTTGTAACTGCGTTTTACTGTGTTCTGATTAGAATTAAAAGCCCCTACCATTTCTAACCAAACTTTTTTCAGTTGTTTCTCTGTGAACTTTTCTAGTCCTGTGACTTGCTTGGTGGTTGCCATAATTTTACCTCCACATGCTCCGCTTTGTTCAATTCATCTGCTGTTGTTTTCTTCTTCTCTTTAGGCGTCAACGCTGAAATTAGTTTTAGTGTCCACCCTAAAGGTCTATGACTATATACTTCGTAGGGAACTCTAAAAGCTGTCATAGCACTAACAATTGCAAGTGTTGTAATTCTTGCGTCGTCCCTTATTTCTTCGCTGTTAGTGCTATCGCTTTTTTTGTTTCGTCTACCAGTTGTTCCATAAGTTCGGCAACTGTAACAGGTAACAAGCCGCCAATTAAAGCCCCTAGAATTTCATCTAGTGTATATTTTGGAGCACAAGCCCAAAAGAATAATGCCAAACTGTGATAATCACGTTCATTCAAATCTCCAAAGTAAATGCCATTATCTTCCATACGTTCTAATGCTTTAAAATCAAATTTAAAATCTTCTTTTTTCATCTGTGTATCTCCTTATAAATTAAAATAAAAGAGTGGGAACTATTAATTCCAAGCCCTCCACTCTTAAAAATTAAGCCTTGATGTCAGTACCCACGAGCGGTTTAAGTTCATTAAACAACTTTTTAAAGGCTAAGGCTCTGCCATTTTTTCCAGTTGTTAGCTCTGTATCAGATACTTTGAATTTTATAAACAAGTGTTTCGTGTCATAGAGTACAAAATCACCCATTGTCACAGTTGCAGTGTGTTCGTATTCTTTACCCGTTGGACTTTCTTCGTCCGCTTCTGCCGTGTCGCTTGGTGTTGCAGCCTGAACACTTGGATAGAATGTTACTTTATACCCCGTTCCGTCGTCATCACGGTAACGTTCAGCATAAGCGAAACCATAAGGTTTATAGTTTTTTGGGTCGTCGGTCAAGTATTCTCCATAAATTCCAAACCCTAACGCGTGGTCTGCAAACTTGTCAGGCAAATCATACGACTTAACTTTAATTTCTATACTTTTAGCCCCTGCAATGGTACGATAAGGAGCGTTAAACCCTGCATAGAAGTTTTTGTTATCTTGCTTGGTTTCTGTTTCAACAGCACGTAACCCTGCAATTGGAATTCCTGTGGTTGACCCTGTTGGGTCTAAAAACACTACCCCATACCCTAAACCGTGTGTTAATTCATTTTTTGATGTATATGCCATTTATTTTTATCCTCCTACTACTTCCAAACTTTAATAGCACCGTCTTTGAGGAAACCACCGCAAACGGTAATAGTACCATATACTTGTACTTTATTATGACGAACGTCTTTAGTCACATTAAATTCTGGTACCAAGTCCCCTGCTAGAATGCCCTTGTAAGGGTTAATAAGCACCTTGTCAAAAGTGTTATCCCCTCCGTCATTATAGTGCTTAAAGCTCAAAGTTTCAATTTTTGTTACTCCATTAACTACTGGTGTGAAATCATTTTCTTTTACAAGAAGAACGTCGTCGCCTGACTGTGAAAACTTATCAGCAGTTTCTTTCTGTTTAACAGCCCCAACAATTGAACTTGAAGCGATTGAGCTATGAACTCCACCCCAAATTAAATGACTTTCGATTGTTTGATATAAAGTATCTCGTACTGTATTCAATGCACTTTGTACACCGTCAGCAGTTAAATTCCCTGAATCAGAAAGATTAATACCAAAACCAAAACCTCGTGGCGTTAAGATTTTATAACTTGTTTCATTTACATCTAACACGCTACCAGTTTGCCCTTGTTCTTTAGCTTCAGGAAAACCTGTTAGATTGACCGACTGCAACAAATCTGCCCCAACTTTAGGGATACGCGACAAGAGAGGAAACAAGTCGCCAAGTCCCTCTACATCAGTCACATTCTTAATTTGTTGAGCATAACGGTCTGTAATATTAAATTCAGCCATTATTCACTCCCTTTCTTATTTAGACACCTAAACTACCCTTTTTTTTAGGTATGCTGAACGGTTTTTACCACGAATAGAACCACCAACAAGAGTTTCAGACAACCATTGTTCAACGTTATAGCGTAAGTCAAAGTCGTTGTTGTTTTCTATGTTAAAATCTCCGATTAGAACGTACTCATCGTGATTGTATACCGCTACTTCGTCTTTAGGCATCCAGACACGAGTTTCAAGATTAACAGCCCCAAACGATTGAGCAATTTGTGATTTTGTTGCTAACTCATTGAAACGTGCATGACCGTCTGAACCTTTGAGTTTACGCAACTCTGCAAAAGTTTGCGGACTCATAACAATTGTGATTGCGTCAGAAATTGAGCATTCAGCAACTGCGTCAGTAATACCCTCAAACAAGTCTGTATACTCGATTTGTTTTGTCCAACCGTCTGTGGCGGTTTTCAAACCATAGAAACCATTAGAACCGTCAGCAGAACCAAGAATCATATTGTGTTCCACTTTTTGGATAACACGATTAACCATGTCTGACATTACGTATTCAGATAATGCACCTGAATCATTTACACCACGAACGGTTGCTTTATCCATTTGCAAGTATGCTTCCGCCATTTGCGGACGTAGTGAACGTTTTGTAGCTGTTTGAGCTTTGTTTTTGTCTGTACCTGCTTTGAAAGTACCTTCGATGAAAGTATCATCTACACCGTCCTCTGCAAGTGTCAAACCTTGGAAGCGTGCTTTCATAGCACCGTCATAGATACCTGACTTTTTAGCATATTTTGAAGTGATAGACCCAAGAGAGTTTACTACGTTCAAAGCTGAAGCATTAGCAAATTCACGCAAGAAACCTTGTTCTGGCATTTCAGCCATTTTGCTACCAAGTTCACGCATAAATTTACGCTCTACGTCTTGAGGTTTTTCGCTAGGGATAGACGCTTCACGTTCCTTTTTAAGTTCTTCACGCTCTTTGTTAAGTTCTGCTACTTTAGCTTCAAGTTCTCGAACTTTTACACCTGCTTCAATTGCTTGCTTCATGATTTCTTGTGTTTCGTTTGCACCCATTTTTTCTTGTTCTCCTTTTTCTTCTTCTCGTACTTTTGTCACTTTAGCACCTTTATTACTTGGTAACGGAGTAAGTGATACCTCCGTAATTGTAACATCTTTGTAATAGCCTACTCCGTCAATTTCACGAGCTTTTACACCGTTAGCATTAAAGCCAACTGAAAGCCCTGTTTCCTCAATCTTTTCAGCCGTGTATTGTTCTTCGTCAACGTAACCTGTCAAGATTACATTATCCCCCTCAAGATGAACAAACCCTGAACCGATTTTTTCTCTATGGCGGTTTAGGATATCTACTCCGTCGCCTGCATTGGCAATGGACTCAATAACAGTACCGTGTGAATCAATCGTTCCCAAGGGGTTCGCTATCCCTCGAACTGCTTTTACTTTCAATATTTCCTCCTTTGGCGGTTGTTGATATATAAGCCACAAAATTCTCTTGATTGAAAATTATGTTCTTATCGTGTTGTTTTAATAGTGGTAACACTTTTTGAATTGCGAAAGCGATAATAGTAACTTCATTACTTTGTCCATAAAGCAATTCTCTTGGCATACCGTACTCACTCAAAGCAACCTCGATTGCAAGATTTGCGTCATTTTGTAGCGAACCGCTATAATCTGGCTGAATCTGTTTGATATCGTCATCTGAACCAATAACGGACACACCGTTGAACTCTCTTGCAAGTTGTTGCTGTTGTGTTAGACGTTCACGAATTCTTTCCCAAACTTCTTTCAAACCACTAGAAACTTTAGTTTTCCAATAGATTTTGATTTGAGCTTGAGAGTCAAGTCGTCTACCAATTCCATTACTAGCCATTCCAAACATTACACCAAACCGTTGTGGGTTAGCACCATAGAAAGGGTTTAGCAACATTTCATAATCGCTTGTTCTAATAGTGACCTGTCTGCGGTTCGGTTCTCTAACTAAAATGTTAAACTGGTCTGCGTTCACTCTTTGAGCGTAATACTTGAAACCACCATACCAAACACGATAAACTTCTTGACCTTGTAAAGCCCAAAAGAATAAGTCCTCAAGTTTGGACGCTTCTGAATAATCAACATTATCAAAATAGGAAACTAAGCCCAAGAGTTTACCTAGTAACAAATAAGTTGTAGGGTCTTGGACCGTGAAAGTTGAAAAGCTCACATCTTCAGCTCTGCGTGAGAGATTGAATAAGCTCATCTACTCCTCCTTATTTAAACTCTCCTGAGTTCATGTCAATTTTACGTCCAAACTCTGCTTCAATTTCTGCAATATACATTGTATCAACTGGTAGATTAAGTTTACCGAATTCATTTTGATAGTTACGTAACATGCGTGTTGTACGAATATGGCGAACACTTACACCGTCCGAAACATACCAATGTTTAGGTTTTCCGCTTCCGTCTAGTCCTCTAATAAGGTACATTTTAATTTCTCCTTTTGTTTGATTATTTTGGTTTGAATTACCAGTAACTGGTTTATTAAATAAGTCAAGTTCTGCTTGTCTGCGTCGTACTAAACCTTGTAACACTTGACCGCCTGCATTACGATACTTCGGTATCATTGAAGCACAATAGGCATGACTGAACTCTGCCCAACCGTCAGCAATGAAAACATTACCGCAATTATAAGCCAATGAAACCAAAGCGTCAAATTCATTTTGATTTGCTTTGCCTTTTACATAAGCGTCAACCATAGGTGCATACTTATTATTGATTTCAATTTCTAGCTGACTGTCTGCCTGTGCTTGCGTCCAAGTTGTACCTGCTGTGACTCCATAATGACCCCAACCAATGGTGTACATTTGTTCCCACGGTACTGGCTTATAAGCAATCAATCGGCAACCCTCGAACTCTTTAATCAAGCTCAAACCGTTTTGTGATATCTTGATTTTTACCACCTCCATTTTTAATTCTCATTTAATGGCTGAGATACACCGCTTTTTTTGATTATTGTTTTTTAACCCAAACTTTCACAATATGTTAAGATGTTGTAAGCGTCTGCGATGTTGTCATCTTTGCAATCAGAATCAACTAAGCCTGTGGCTTTTAAAAGTTCAAGACTTTCTTCTTTGCGTTGTTCTCGTTTGCCTGAAATAAGATGATAGCTACACCATTTAGAGTTATCAATAAAAGTATAGCCATTTACTAGACCGTCAATAGCACCGATAAAATAACCGTTACAATTAGCCAATGTAATACTGTGTTTTCTGTTTCTTCCCATAATAGGAGTTTCAATGGCTAGATGATAACCTTTCAAATCAAACTCATCAATAATATCTTTAATTGCGTTTACAATGTCAAAGGTACGTTCCCAAGCGGTATTTTTAGGGTTATATGCTTTAATAGAACCAACATAAACTTGACCGTCTTTTCTAAAAGCGTACCCTGTTCCCTCGTTTTTCTTACTAGCTGTGCTAAAGTCAATAGCTAAAATTTTCTTCATTTCTTCCCTCTTAAATAGGTAGGCTATAAGAAGTCACGACTGCATAAACATCTTTGCTTGTTTTGTCAACATTGACTCCATAGTCAGTTTTATCAATAAACTCTAACACTTGTTTTAATTCTACTTCGTCATTAACAAAATAGATGTTTTTTTCTGCCATGCTTTTTACCTCCCTCGTTGATTATGTTATTATTATAGCATACCCATTTTTAGTTATAACTTTTATTATACCAACAAAAGATTTAGATAGTTTACAATTTGATTAAATAATTTGTAATCAAAAAATAATATATTCCTGACTATTCCAACGGTTGAGCCATTCTTGTATTTTGGACCCTAATTTTTTACTTGATTTTGAAAAAACGTATGTTATAATAAATATATAAAAAATTGAATACGTCTAAGGCTTGTCTGATGTCTTAGAAAGTGAGTATATGAAAACCGTACTGAATAAGGCGCAAGTAATGAATTAGGCAAAGCGGTAGCCCTGCGTGATGTCACTAGAAGCAAGTTCTAAACATTCCCCCAACATAGGCAAAGTTAAATAAGAAGTTATCGCTTGGGTGTTCATCATAGCCGAATTGATGTGAGGATTAATTAAGTTACTAGCGCTGACATATTAATTAGTTCAAGAGGGGGGATAAAAACTGCGTTTGCGTGGATAGTTATACCCTTTAGCAAGGTAACTAAAAAGAAATATTTGATAGCTTGAATTGTAATATAATTTCGGCTATAATTAAAGCATAGATAAAAAGAAAGAGGTATTTAAATATGTTTATCGTTTATTGGATAATGTCAGCGATGTTTGGAATTATGGCTAGTGTAGACGGTTCACTATTCGTTGTTTGGTTCTTGTGTTGCCTAGGTTGCTTCGTTTTAGGTTTAGTTAATTTAATAAAAGGAGGGTACAAAAATGACAATTATTGATGATTTAAAAGCAATTAACAAAGATATCAAAAAAGCAAAGAATTTTAAATGGCAAACTAAAAGAGCTAGTTATTGGCTAGTTAGATTAAAAAATATCTATCCTGATTATGAATTTAAAACTTATTGTAAACCGCTACGTGATAAAAATATTATTTTTATTGACTATAAAGTAAAAGAGGTTTATTGAAATGAAAGATTTGTTTGAACGTGTTATAACAGCCAAGGAACTACAAGAAAAAGATGACTTCAAAGGTGGTAACGAATGGTTGATAGAACACTTAATACCACGAGGACAGGCAGGTCTGACAATTGCACCACAGAAGTCTTTTAAAAGTTCTACCACGTTGCAAATGGCTTTAAGCGTAGCTAAAGGTGTCCCCTTTGGCTATTTTAAAACTAAAAAAGCGAACGTGCTTATAATTGACAATGAAGATACTGACTTCGTGCTACATCAACGTTTAAAGGCTTATAATGATGTTCCTGATAATTTGCATTTCATTACTGGGGGAATTTTTAAGCTAGATAACACAAATCACATGAATGGACTCTATAAGTTCATCAAAGAAAATAATATCAAGTTTGTCATTTTGGATAACTTGAAAGACATGCTGACAGACCGCAATACGCTCAATGATATGTCAAGTATGAATGACGTGCTGAACAATATAACACGATTGAAATTGCTCTTGAATGATGTAACATTTTTATTGATTGCACATGCTCGAAAAGATACAAATAACCAATCTCTCGAGGAAAAGAGTTTTAGGGTTAGAAGTACACATGCCTTAGGTAGTTCGGCAATTGGTGCATGGTTTGAGTTCTGTTTATGTCTAAGCCCTAAAATGGGAAAGAATAGCAAGTATTCAATTTTGACTGTCGAGGCACGCAATTACGCTTATGACAAAGAGGTATGTCTGGGCTATATAGGGGAACAATTTCAAATTATAGACCCCACAGGAAACAAGCCTAAAGAGATATTAGAAGAAGAACAAAAAGAGGGGGAAGAATACGAGGAAACAAAAAACGACGCAGAAAGTCTTTTAACAGCTTTGCAACAAAATGGAAAACTAAAAGAAATCAACGATTAATCGCTTTGTCTTTGACATTGCGGTTTTTCTTTTGTATAATTAAGTCATCAAGTTAAGAGAGGTAACAAAAAATGAAAATTGCACTTGAAACACTTAATAAAGTAGTCCTAAGACTTCAACAAAAAGAACCAGTAACAGATATTGAAAAGGATATGCTTATAGGGCTATTAAATAGCGTTTATAGCTATTATAAACAAATGGAAGATATTTCTATGCTAGACGTCTTAATCGTTCTCTATGAGCGTTTAACAGGCATTAAAGCAGATAAAAAAGAAGAAGTAACACGCTTCATTGAAAACTTTAGTGCAAAAGGTCTTGTTAAGTTATTAGACAGATTAGAAGAAAAAGGAAAACGTCAAAAAGAAAGTAAAGTAGATGACATGTTTATCAACGAAACAAGAATGTACTACAAAGTAGTAGCAAACAAAATCAAAGAGAGAGGTATCAAATAATGGCAATCGAAAAAGTAGTATATTATTATGATGACGGAACTAAAAGAGAATATCCACCACGATTGACAGACCTAGAACAGTTAGAAGAGTTTAGAAAGTCAAAAGCTGATGTAACAGAAGTATATGACTTCATGCAAGAACATTTAAGCAAGTTTGAATCTAAGTTATCTTTATGTTTTAAATATATGGTTGACAACCTAGGCATGGAAGAACAACAGGCAAACAACACATTAGAATTTTGGTGTGACGAGTGGGGAGTTCAAAACGTCCGCTTTATTGCAGAGGGTGGGGAGTGTAAAATGTGTGGTTCTCAATGCAACGCTAAAAAATTGTTCTGTTCAGAAGAATGTTACAAAGATTATATTGAAATGAAATATAATTGTAATTGACATAGTTAAAAAAGTTCGATATAATTAAGTCATCAAGTTAAGAGAGGAAACAAAAAATGATTAAAGTAATTTACTTCTTAAAAGACGGTTCAGGTGGTTGGACTTATGAAGTAAAAAAATTAAGAACCGCAGTAGAATGTATTAGAGAAGATATGGAAGAAACAACCACGATTGCATTAGCAGTTGTATTTGATGAAAGCAATACAAAAATTTTGGAGGTTAAAAGATAATGGCACAAGATTATTACGCAAATAAATACGGTATTCAATTAGAAGAATTTCTAATTTGGGGTTCTGAATTGGACTTAAAATTTTGGCAATATAACTTCACAACTGGGCAAGGTTTTGCTTTAACAAACGCTTTGAAGTACTATGTAAGGGCAGGAAAGAAGCCAAACGAACCGTTCGAGAAAGACATGGGCAAATATAACGATTATATTAACATGGCTGTCAAAATGGGCTTTAAACAAGTGGAAGCTGAAAACTGGATAGCACTTCAAAAATCAATCTTTGAAGAGTTCAAAGGTAGAAAAGCAGAACTAGAAGAAATCAGAAGAAGAGAGGAAGCGAAACGTGTATAAATATTGTGCTTTAAATCGTCATAAATTCTTATGGTTTAAAACTTTTAAGGATATGGCGAAACACTTCGGTGTTACTGAAAGTTATTTAAAATTATGGCTGAATAAAGACAAGCCTTTAAATGGTTGGTTTATTAAAGAGGTAAAATATGGTTCTGAATTGGAATGACTTCAATAAATGGCGAGAAACTAGCTTAGAATATCATAAAATGCTAGGCGAACATAATTATACTAATGCACTGACGTTCTTTGAGTACGCTAGACAGTATTTCAATGCAAAAGGTTTTCCACCTCCTGAAAAGAAAACAAAGACAGGTAGAAAAGGAAAATACACGCAAAAAGATAGCAAAGAACAATTAAAACAAATACATGAATACATTGGAGGTATTAAATAATGGCATTAACAATTAAACAACTAATCGAAAAACTTGAACAAGTAGAAGATAAAACAGGGGACGTATTTATCGAATTTCCAAGTGAATTTATAATCGTTGATACTGTATTACTAGACAATGAGGGCGACATCGCTTTAATTAATAAAAAGGCTTCACATCATTGTGATTGTCAAAAATGTAAAACAAGTGAAACAGAACTTTAATAGCTTAGTAATTGACAAAAGAAAGCAAACACGTTATAATTAGTTATACAGTTAAGGAGGAATAAAAAATGTTGACTTTACTTTTAACAATTATATTTATTTGGCTTGTGTTTAAAGCCGTTGAAAATGTAGCTGAAGAACTTGGTAGATACATCAGAGGGTTCTTTAAATGGCTATGGAAAATGTACAAAAAACATATTAACAAAGGAGTGAGCTTGTAATGGAAAGCAAAGTTCAAAAACTAATCAATGAAATTGAAGTGCCAAAAAGCCAATACAACAGCTATGGAAAGTATAATTTCAGAAATAACGAGGATATTCAAACAGCTTTGAAACCTCTGCTATTACAGTATGGACTAACGGAAAAGGCAACGACTGAAATGTTAGAAATGAACAACGAACTGATGTTACATGTCCATGTTGAGATTTTTGACCCTGAAAACCCTAACGACGTTACAAGTGGCGACGGTTGGGCAGTCATTGACGTCAACAAGAAAGGCATGGATAAGGCTCAAGCGACTGGGGCTAGTCAATCATACGCAAGTAAATATGCCTATGGTCAAGCGTTGAAATTAGATGATACAAAAGACGCTGACTCTACTAATAAAGGTCAAAACAATGTTACACAACCTAAACCACGACCAAAAGCGAACTATCAATACAAATTAAGCGACTTGAAAAAAATGGTAGCAAATAAAGAGATGTCAAGCGACCGTGCAAACGAGCTTTGCAAACAAGGAAAAGTAAACATGAATGCTTAATACTTGACAAAAGAAAATAAACACGTTATAATTAAACTATCAAATAAAGAGAGGGAAACAAAAAAATGAAAATCATCGAAACTTTGAAAGTAAACGAAATTAACACAAAAGAAGTTGAAACAGCAAAAGGAACTAAAAAAGTCTTGTCATTTAAAGCATATCCATTTGAGCATTATATCGGAGGCATTTGGTTACCTGATAGTGTAAATTATGGCGACATCGTAACTGTGTTTATTGACCAAATTAAAGCCGAAACAAAAGGGGATAAAACTTACTATAACGCTTCATTTGCTAAAGTTACACCAGAATTTAACCTAAACCGTGATAACGGTGGAAGCGTATATGACGACCCACATGGTGGAACGGCTCCAAATACGGTTGACTTGTTTGGCGGTGGTTCTCCTGTTGATATCCCTGATGAGCAATTGCCATTCTAAAGGAGTTCATGAATGGGATATGACTATGAAATGATACTTGATGAAGTAGATAAATTAAGTCTACAAGGACGAGTAGAGGAAGCAAAGGAACTTGTGAGAGAACTTGTTCCCCCTCTGTTTTCCGTTGATTTTACTAACTTAATGGAATTAATCGAAAGGAATACATACAAACTATGAAAATCAGTAAAGAAAAACTCACTTTTTTAAAAAATACACATATCATCACTTTGGAACTTATTCATGATATGCTAGAGGTAAAACAACACATTAACAACTATCAGCGTAACACAAACAAAAAATACGGTCTAAACCTCGAAAAAGACGAAGTGATTAACCGTGAAGTTGCTGATATGATTATTATTAACACGCTAGGAAAGCTAAATATGCTAGCTGAACAGTCTTACTTCTTGCGTTTGGTACGTAATACCGAAGTCAATAGCCCTAAAGTTCGTAAGGCTGAAAAGTTCGCTAAAAAAGCCAATCTTGCTGATAAAATCGTTGAAACACTTGATTTTGTTTTTTATAATGGTACAATTTCTTTTGATGAAACGGAACTGTTCCACTTTATTAAAAATCAAAACGTTCAAAATTTCGAATATTTCAGTACACAAGGACGACATGAGTGGTTTTCTAATCGTGTTAAATGGTTGTTAGATACTTACAAAGGGGAATAAATGATTAACTTACAAAATAAAAAATTATACATCAAAGAGTTTCTCGAAGATTTAGGCTTTACCGTTAGTTTGGACTATGAAAGAGAACCAACGGGAGTGATGTTTGCTGAAATACACCCTATTGTGAGTCAAGTAAGCAACAATTCAGCCATTTATCAGACGTTTAGAACGCTTGAAGTAGAACTTATGGTAATTTGTACCGAAGAAACAGAAAACAGCTTATACAGGGCTGTACAGCTCTTGAGCGATGAGCATTATATATATGCCAATACAATCACAGACAACACTAATATTATAAAATTAAGAGGTAACTATTATGATTAATGAAAATACATTGAATTTTATCCGTTTCTCTAGTGGCTTTAATAACTTAAAAAAAGAAGAACTTGAAGCATTTGCCGAAAATGAAATCTTTGAACTTAACGAATATAACGCAAGTGAGGGACAACAAGGAAAATACTTTTATACATTAGATGATGTCAATACAAACGGAACGCTTAAAAGTTACATCATTGAATGTCTAAAACTTTCACTTCAAACACGATGGGGTAACAATTTAGAGTACCACATCGATCGAAAAACAAAATACTTAAACAAATTAACAGGAATGCAAGCGTAAGAAAGAAAGAGGAATAAAAAATGAAACTTAAAAAACAAATTGAATTGCTTAACAACATGCTGAAAACTCACGACGAAAAAGTAGATGAACACTTTCCAACAGATGAAAAACAAGTGCCTGCTTATGCTAAAGCTCAATACATGGACTTGTTCGGTATACTTCAAGATGTTGCCGAAGCCTTTGAAACTGTGTCGCCTTTCTCTAAAGCGTCTAAAAAAGCTCTTGTAATTTTTGTGACAAATATAAACGAGCATTCTGAAATGGTCGACGAAATTATGGAAGATACCGATTATGAAAATTGGACTAAAGAACAAGATGAACATTATACTGGTGTTTTCTACTATGATTTGCATAAAACAGTAGAAGAAACAATTGAAGAAATGAAAGAGGTGTAAATGGTTTATGTTGTTTATATTGTGTCATTCATCTTGTACAGTTGGTTCTTGATTAAAGTAGGAAAGAAACATGCTGAAAACAAAGATACGATAAAATTAGTTATAACTGGGAAACCTAAACAAGTTAAGGAAGCTATTAAAACAATTAACGAACAAAATTTGATTAAATAGAAAGTGAGGTCATAACTCTTCAATTACATGCCACTCAAACGAGTGGTTTTTTTGTTTGGTTGTTGATTAGATACCCCTTGCTATATAATACCCCTGTAAGCTCACAGATTGGCTTGTATTGCATTTTAAGTTATTTCTAGGATAATGACAAGGAACAGACCTAAACACGCAAAATAGAACGATTTACGAGCAATTACATCATATTTTTTTCAAAACGAAAAATAGAAAAATAGATTTCAAAGAGTTAGGCTT